ATGACGGCAATCGAACAAGCCGAAGACCTCAGACAACAGGCCATTGCCCTTCTTCTCGACGAGCGCGGCCGCATCGACGCCCAGCTCACAACCCTCGGCTACGGGCAAGAAAAAGCCCCGCTCAGTAAAAAGCGGGGAAGAAAACCTAAGATTCGGGAAGAAGCCCTTGAGCGACCCTCTTCCCATTCCGAAAGCTCTGAACAAGTCTCGATTTGACCGCATTGCGGATGCGGTGAAGGTATTGTTCATCATCCTCCTGATCCCCGCGCGCGATCATTTCATCGAACCAGCGGTCCACGTCCTGCATGTAGCCCTTTGTGTCCACCTTGACGCTACCGCTCGGACTGGTATGGTCTGAAGAGTCCTTTTGGAATTTCCCTATGCGGGACTTCTCAGATGCCCGGTGCTCGATAGGAGTGCCGGGCTTTTGCGTCTCGGGGACGTGGAACCATTCCGCCAATTTCTTCGCGGCCTCGTGCTGTGGGCAGTTTTCCATGAGGGCGACAAAATTGATCGTGTCCCCGCCTTTGGCGCCGGCCTTCTCATTGCAAGAGCCAGACCAACACTTCCAGAAATTGCCTTCGAGGTTGATGTTGAAGTTCTTGTCCCTGTCTCCGTCCTTATGGGTCGGGAGCGGACATTTCGCCTTGGCGTACTTCCCACCGAAGGTAAGGGCGATCCCATATTTCTGAAGCACTTGGGTCAATGGGATCGCCTTGATCGCTTGAAAGTCCAACATGGTACACCTCCTATCGAGGTTCTTTTGGTTCCCCTTGTTCGCGGACGTTGAGCTTGAGAAGCGGAAGCATGTAGAGCTTCAGATTGAGCGAGCCGTCATTATTCTTGAAAGCCACGCCAACCTCGTGCCAGTATTTGCGGTCGCCACCATTGTCTTCAATGGCATAGACCTTGAGCGGTTTATCCATATTCGTCCCTCCAAAGGACTTCCATAACTAAAGCGCATCCACGGTAAAGTGCAAGGTTATTTATCCCCAGCCCGTACTTGCAATAACCTGCCACCATGCTTTGATTAGAGGGTAATGTTAGTTTTGGGCACCGTTGTGCCCTTTCTAGGAAGGAGACCAACCAATGACATAACACAGGGATGGAACACTTAGACCTGTTCTCCGGCATCGGAGGATCGAGTTATGCACTCGACAACGTATTCGGAAAAGACACCTTCAATCACACATTTTGCGAGATAGACCCCTTCTGCCAAGCCGTCCTCAAGAAACATTGGCCTCACGCACAAATCCATGGCGACATACGAACCTTTACTTCCGACGCCGCGAGCAAACGATGCCGAGAAACGCGGGAACATAGCAAACGATCCCCGCAACGGCCTACCCGCGAGAGTGGCATATTTATCCTTACGGGCGGATTCCCGTGCCAGCCCTTCAGCCAAGCCGGACGAAGAAAGGGAACGGCGGACGACCGCTACCTCTGGCCTGAAATGTTTAGGGTTATTCGAGAGTTCCGGCCGCGATGGATCGTCGGTGAAAATGTTGGCGGCTTTGTTACTTGGAACGAAGGCATGGTACTCGAACAAGTGTGCGCTGACTTGGAAGCGGAAGGTTACGAAGTACGGCCGTTCATTATTCCAGCTGTCGCCGTCAATGCGCCCCACCGAAGGGATAGGGTCTGGATTGTTGCCAACCGTCGTAGCGCGCGACGACGGGAAAACACCGGAAGCGCATCTCGCGATGAAGGCACGCATGAAAGGAGGGCCGCGCAAAACAATCACTTCCCTCGCAGTGAAGGTTCAAACACTTCTTCCCACGCCAAAAGCGACGGACGGAATGATGGGACTTCCGAGAACGACGGGACGCCCCCCTCACAAGAGCACTCATCTCGCAACGCGACTGGTATACGGAAACATGCTTCCCACTCCGAGAGCAAGCGAAGGGCAGAAGGGAGGGCCGAACTCTCGCGACGGTACGGGATCGCTTCACTTGTCGGCGAGGATAGCGCTTCTCCCAACACCAGATGCCACGATAACGAAACGGGGCCATGGAAAAAAGTTCGATCCCAAAGCAAAGAACCAGTCGGACCGATCACTCGGTTCACTCATGGAGCATGGAGCGAAAGTTGGCTTACGGCTGCAACCCGGCTTTGCGTTGTGGATGATGGGCTACCCGGAGGACTGGCTCGACCTAGAGGCTGGAGAAATGCCGCCCTCAAGGGCGCGGGCAACGCATGGGTTCCGCAAGTCGCAGAACAAATCTTTGAAGCAATCAAAACGATAGAACATCTCTGATGCCTAACCTCTCCACGTTTACGAATAAACTCGGCAAACGCGCCGGACGCAAAGCATACAACGCCTTCCATCGGGCATATCGGGCCAAGAATAGGGCCAAAATCCGCGCGTATAACAGGGCGTACAAGCGCCGGCAAGTTATCCCCAGCTAGGTTATTGACAAGGTTATTGTGTGCGCTATAGTTAGATGGGAATCCGGTCAGGGTATTCCTAAATGGTTCGCTGATGGGGGAATCACAGGGTTGATTGGCGGCGCGTGAGGTACACACGTTTCGGAGTCTCTGACTGAAATGCCGCATTTCCCCACCAGCGAATCATCTCAAAGGTCGTAACTAACCAATCTCATCACAATCCATGCAAGACAATATCTTCTCCTATTGGGACTATGACTCCCTTCAGGGTAAGCCGAAGCGCGAACTCACGACATTCGGCGCGGCGGTCGTGACGATCGGCGGGGTGATCGTCTCCTTGGGCATAGCGTGGCTCATCCTCTCGGCCGCAGCAGCATTTCAGATCAGCAGCAGATAAACCCGTGCATTCGGGATGGGCGACTGTGGCCGCCGTGGAATTCGGCATAATGATGAGCCACTCCGCAGCCAAGCGAGCGTAGATCGCACAGGTTTCGCTCGCACCATCCCGAATCTCAGCAAACAAACCTAAGCAATTAAATCCATGAATAAGGAGAAAGCAATTGAAGAATTAAACGCGCTGAAGGGAAATGGCGATCCAGAATATGCGCATGCTAAGGCCGATGAAATCCTTTTGGAAGTAATCAACGATCAGGCGATTCGCGCCGCATACGATCATGTTCCGAAGTGGTACGCATAACCATCATTACATCCATGAAGAACAAGTATGAAGACTGGTGCTACGTCTGCGGTCTGCTCGTGGAAGAAGAAAAGGGGCTTGCGGAAAAGGTCGCCCGCCATCCCGGAGATCCCGGATGGGGCGAAACACGGTGGGTGGTACGGCATCCTAACTGCGTCCCGCCCCAGAAACCAGACATCGATCAGATAGCTAAGGAGTACGAAACAAACTATAACAACCAACACAATGGCAATTGAAATCAGGAAAGCCGAGCGCGTGAAGTCAAAACTGCGCTTGGGTCTGGCGGGTCCGTCAGGGTCAGGAAAGACGATGAGCGCATTGAAGGTCGCAAAGGGGATCGGCGGCACCGTATGCCTCATCGACACGGAGCGCGGTTCGGGCGATCTTTACGCCAATCTCTACGACTACAGCGTCATCAGCCTTGAGCCACCGTTCAAGCCGGACCTTCTCATCGACGCGATCCACGCGGCGGAGAAGGCAAACTTCAGCGTCATCATCATCGATTCCCTCTCGCATTTCTGGAGCGACGAGGGCGGCATCCTCGATCAGGCGGACAAGATGCAGAACAGCGGCAAGAACCGGTTCACCCTCTGGGCCGACCTCACCCCGCAGCATCGCCGGCTCGTGAACGCGCTCTTGAACAGCCCGCGGCACATCATCGGCACCATGCGCAGCAAACAGGAATACGCGATGGAGACCGACGACAAGGGCAAAGCGAGCGTGAAAAAGCTCGGCCTTGCGCCGGTCCAGCGCGAGGGGATGGAGTACGAGTTCACGGTGTTCTTCGACGTTTCGCAGGACCACTATGCGAAGGCGACGAAGGACCGCACGAACATGTTCAAGGACGAGGTGTTCATCATGGACGAGCAGACGGGCGCCCGCTTGTCGAAGTGGCTTGAGGAAGGCCGGGCGGACACCGGCGCCTTGAAGCGCGAGATCATGGGCCAGTTCGAGCGGCTTGAGATCCCCGTCCCCGCCGACAAGGTTGAGACGCGGCAGTTCCTTTCGATCGCGGTCAAGAAGCTCACCGGCATCGAGCTTGCGGACGATAAGCTGCAGGCGATCGTGGATGCCCTCGTCGCGATCGAGGACAAGAAGACGGCGTACAAGACCGTGTTCGAGGGGACGGAAAAGGTCGGTAAAGACTCACCCACCGAATCGCATGGAATTGCAGCTTGAGAAATTCAGCCCGACGAAGGCGGAGCTTGTCAGGATGGTTGAGGAAACGAAGGGCCTCACGCTTTCGGACCTCGCCGACAGGGCGCAGCTTGCAAAAATCACACGGGCGCGCATCGATCTGAAAAACATGCGCGTGAAGATCGAGAAGACCGGTAAGGCCATGCGCGATGACGCGAACAAGTTCCGGAATGCCGTCATCGCCCTAGAGAATGAGTTTGTTGCGATCATCGAGCCGGAGGAGGAGCGCCTCGCCGCGATTGAGGAAAAGGCAGAAGAGGAAATGCTGCGCAATGAGCGAGTGGAGCTTCTGCCGCATCGGCATGAACGTCTCACGGCCATCGGCGACGGCATCGAGGTTGCCGACGATGTACTCCTCGATATGGACGGCCCCGAATTCGAGGGCTACCTCAATCAGCGCCAAGCGGATAAGAACGCGGCCGACCAGAAAGCTTTGGACGCGCGGGCCGCGGCACTTCGCGAGGAGGAGGCCAAACAACAGCGTGAGAAGGAGCTTCGGGACCGCGAAGAACGCGGGCGACAGGAGGAACGTATACGCCTTGATCGTGAGCAGAAGGAAAAGGCTGAACGCGAGCAGCGCGAGCGGGAAGATCGGGAGCGTCAGGAACGCGAAGAAACAGAGCGTCTCGAAAAGGAGGCACACTATCAGGACTTCCTCGCGGCATATGGCTACACGCCGGAAACCGCAGGTAGCTTCCGCATTGAACGGTCGGAGACAGAGATGAAGCTCTACAAGCTCGTCGGCACTCTCAAGATCAAATAACCACCACAACCGTGAACTACAACAAAGCAGTCATTGTCGGCCGCGTCTCACAGGCCCCCGATCTCCGCAGTACATCGAGCGGCCAGTCCGTCGCTACGATGGGCGTCGCGACCAACCGTATCTGGGTAGACCATGACGGAACGAAGCACGAGGAAGCGCAATTCCACACCGTCGTCATCTGGGGCAAACTCGCCGAAACGTCGGCGGCGTTCCTCACGAAGGGCACGACGGTCCTCGTCGAAGGGCGGATCGAAACGCGGAGCTGGGAGGATAAGGACGGCAACACCCGGAAGGTCACCGAGATCATCGCCGAGAACATCCAGTTTGGCGCCCGGCCGGCTACCAGCGTTTCCACCCCGGAGAAGCCGTCCGCACCGAAGCATCTCGCCGAGGCTGTGGCGGAGGACCTGCCGGTCATTAACCTCGACGGCGACGAGGAGGACACCGGCCGATCGTTCACGCCAGCGTTCGGAGAAGAAAAGGTCGAAGACGAAGACGTTCCGTTCTAGCGGACATGGGACGCCCGAGAAAACAAATACGGACTCGGTGTTGCCGGCTTCATCGTGAGGGGAAGTATCAGTCAGAAGGGTGCGTAGTTGCTGGAGAGCGAGTTGATTGCTGCGATTTTCATCGCCAAGGAAAATATCTGCACCTTCCGTGTGAGAGAGTCATTGCGACAAAAGAACGCATTAAGCGGCAAACTCGTATCCTCCGCATGCGTGCTCTGCAGGTCATCGCGGAGTCCGGTCCAGTCCAGTGTTCCTATTGCGGGTGCGCAGATCCAGATCTGCTTGAGATCAACCATAAGAATGGAGGGGGAAATCAGGAAGCGCGTCGGTACTACCAAACGCGTGGCACGATAGGGTTTTACAGCGACATCGTGAATGGGAAGAGAGGTCATGAGGATTTGGAGATAGCATGCAAAGTGTGCAACATCGCGCATTACGCGAGGTTGCGGAAGGGCCGAATCTGCTATCACGTAACATGGCTACCAGAAGTCACAAATGAAACATCAGGGGACGCCGCGTGAATAGCGTAGCGGGGTAATAGCGCGGAGCCTGTTTGGTTAGTTCAGGCTTTCATGGCGTCCCTCCCCGCGGTTGGCGTCTCTCAGTTGGCTCGCGAGCGAGTTCCAGCAGGTGTCGTATTGCCCTGAAGGCCTCGACACCGACAAATACGATGAACACTGCGGTCGTGCAGATTTCGACCGCGTACAGTTTCACCAGAGCGAAATCTTGCAAGTGGTCGAATCGGGCCGCCATGCTTCTCCTCAGTTCAATGGCTCATCCATACGAGAGCCGCTACTCATGAATACTATTTATTTTGTATCCCCCGAACTGTGTATCGCCAATCACTCTTTTGGGTGAGAAAACGCACCGCCGTAACTCTAACGAACCCATGATCCAAGAAACCTCCCTTTGGGCCTACAACCTCGCCACGCAAAACCTCGGCAAGAAGCAGAGGGAAGTGCTCGACACGCTCCGGTACTTCCCCGACGCGACGAACGCGGAGATCGCGGCGCGGATGGACTGGCCGGTGAACAGGATCACGCCGCGGATTCTTGAGCTGCGAAAAATGGAGCTCGTGCAGGACGCCGGCAGGCGGACGTGCAAGATCACGGGATCGACGGCGCACGCGTGGAAAGCGAAACATCCGGTGTTGCCGGAGGCGTTTCCTAGATCGGAGCCGGGTCAAAGTGGTCTTTTCTAGGAATGCTTGCAGGTTGCAATAATCCCGAGGTGGGGAAGGAACGCCGATAGGCTCGCCACGACCAGCAGGGATACTAACTGAGGTAGAAGAGTCCACCATCCCCATCGACCATCCACTGCATGCTCCCAGATTGGGCTTTTCTCGTCCAGACTAAGAGATCGGCAGACCACGTTGTTGATTGTATTCAATGCGTTGCGGTCAAGAGAATTCCGAGACTGTAGGGCGAGCAACCATCGAATACAGCACGCAGTCAATACGCCAATCGCGCCAGCCCATATCCACCTTGACAACCCCACAATAGAAACGCCATATGCGATCAGTACCGCATCCGCCGCCAAGAAAAGGCCGATCATTCCGAAGAATATCTTCCATTCGTGGTCACGTCGGGTGTTGAAGAGCGTCATCCTTCGATCATGAAGAAACTGAAATCGTGCAAGTTCGTTCTCATCACCCAGTGGCGTCATAGGCCTCTCCGGACACATATTATTGGGGAAAGCGAAATCATAAAGCCATCGTTATATGCCCCGCAACTCATTCTTCAAAGAATTCAGAGAACGCCATAAATCCCTCGCGTGTAGGGAGAAGCGGCATGAGGAGTGCGACGGTGAAGTGATCGTGGGTGACCCCACCGCGTGGCCGGCGAAGCGTAAGAACTGCAGTTGCGATTGCCATCTCACGCCGGTCGAGCGCCTGAGAAAGGAGCGGCAGAGGAAAGAACAACGATTTACGCGTGAATGACGTATCTCCAGCACCGGTTTCCCAAGGGCCATCAGCATCGGTATTTCGTGGACACCGAAACGAACGACGCAGTGTGTTTGTGCGGAAAGGTCAGGGGATCGACAAAGGCCGCGCCGGGCAAATATCATGCGCTCCGGACCGAATACAACGGCGTCTACTACGATTCGAAGTTCGAAGCGCAGACCGCGATGTCGTTGGACTGGCGCCTGAAGGCGAAAGAGATCAAGGGATGGGCGCGGCAGTTCATGATCGAGATCCGGGCGCCGGCCATGAAGCCCTACAGCGGCGACCTCATCCTCCGGCACAAGGTGGACTTCCGGATCGAGCACAATGACGGGAGCTTCGAACTCTTGGAGTGCAAGGGATTCGAAACGCGCGACTGGAGGATCACGAAGAAGCTGATCGAGGAGCTATGGCTTCCGGAGCATCTCGATTATGTCTACACGGTCGCTAAGTGACGTGCTCATCCCTTCCTTGCCATCGCCACGACCTCCTTTAGAAGTTTCGTCATCTCATCGGCAGGCTTATCGAAATCCTCTCCGCTTTCCCGGAGTTGATCCATAATTTTGAGAAAGCGATCCCCAATATTTGCCTTATCTAGATCGGGCTCAATATAGATCCGGTCAATAAGCACTACGTACGCGGCTTTCATTAAGTCCAGATAGCCCTGTTTGGACTGAGGCAAAGGCGAGCCTTCCGAGGCGACATGAACCAAATGTTCAATAACGACGCGCGTGATCGCCGTCGCCACCTCCTTGAACTCTTCTCGGCGACGATCTAGGAGCCATCTCTTGTTTTGCCATGAAGTTGTTAAGTAATGGCCGATCCCGATACCGCCGAGCGGGCCGATCGCGGCCCAGATTCCAAAGAATATCGTCAGATGTGGATGAGGATCAGACGCTTGCATAGTGTCCCTTGTGGATTGACGAATATTCCCGATATTGTACGCTGAAGGTATCCCACCCATCCCATGAGCGCCAAGAAGTTCAAGGCATCCCTGCGTCTCCTCGCCATCCTTGTGCTCACCGTTATCGCGGCAACGATCATCGTCGAGATCATCAGATACGCCGCCAAATAAACCATGCTCAGATTCATTGCAAAGCGATATGCGAAGGCCCAGTACCGGTTCAGGCAAGAAGTAGAAGCGGCCACGAACGACCTGAACGCCGGCCTCGCGCTCCGGACGGCCGCAGAGAAACATAAGCTCGCCGCCCAGCTCACTGAACAGGCCGACCAGATGGACGCCCGGATCAAGGAAGTGAGCGAGATGGAGGAAAAGGGCTATTGGCTCTGTGAGAACGGGCACGAGACAGTCGGCGGGTCAGTATTCAGAACGGTTAACGGCGTCGAAACGGACACTTGTACCCACGATGGCTGCTCGAAGCCCACTAAGCATATCCGCCGCGACCAGATGACCGGGCAGGAGAAGTACGAGTCCGATCGCGAGCGCAAGGACGCCGAGGATCTTTCGAAGGCCAAACGCGATCAGGCGAAGGCCGAGGAAGAGAACGCGGCGCAGAGCGAAAAGGCCGCGAAGTATTTCCAAGCGCTCGCCACAAATACCCGCAACACGGCTGAAAAGATCAGGAAACTTTAAAAGGTCGAGAAATCCAATCATCACGACAATGGCAGATTACGAAGCAGCAGCCGAAGGCGGCATTAAGGAGAAGGGAACCGCAGCGCCGGCGGAACAGTCCGCAACGGCAGCTCAGGCCGAAGAAGTGCAGAAGACCGAGGAAGGTCAGGAAGGCGCGGCAGAAAGTTCCGAAGCGGAGAACGCCGGCGGCGACAACGCCTCCGAAGATTCGGAGGCCAGCGAGGAATCGTCCGACACGGAGAAATCCGAAGAGGGCGAGGAATCGGACGGCGAAGAGAAATCGGAATAGCGATCAGGCCGGGAACGCGTATCCGCAAGGACGCGGCAGGACTAATCGGCGGCAACCGATCTAGACGGTATTTTGCCGGAACAAGGCGACCATACCTGCGCAACCCGCCCCATCCGTCGGGCAAAGGGGCTTCCCGGCCAAGTTCTACCTGCCGTCCCAAACATGGCTGGGATCAGGATAGAAAGTCAGAGCAACGGACGTTTCGACAAATGAGTGGATTATTTTGATGAGCCAGCCACCCGGAACCCGTGCTCGAAAGATCTCCTCTACACCATCACCTTCAATTTTCTGCCACTGCATAGACTTCTCCTTGTCTGCTGCTGAACCATTTTCCATGACTGACCACTCTTACCCATTATTCATAGCCGGATGCCTTTGGGGTGCGGCCGTGATGGCTTTTCTTGGAGGAGTTTTATGGGCGGGAATCGTGTGCCTTGCAGCCGGCGCGCTGGTCCTTACAAGATCATGATCGAACGCTACACCATAAAATTCGGCCCGGCAGTGAGTCAGAAGGAGCTTGAGAAGGCGCTGAATGACGGGAAGGACTCTCCGCAAATTCCCAACTTGCATATGCTCAGGGTTCGCATTGAACTTGTCTGTGATTACAGAGAGATGAGAATCATCGACGAATTCGTAAAACATATTCGCAAAGATGTTATTTCTTCCGTGGAATAACCCTTGCAGAGACTCCAGCGATCGCACTTCCGCCCACGCATCCGAGGATGATTGCCGTCGCGCGCTCTCCGTTTATGTGTCCCATCGCGAGGGCAATGGCGACGATGATCGCAACCAGTAAAGCTCCAACCGCAAGAATGACGGCTACAAGAGCCAATAGGTCTTCCGTGTCAAACGAAAGGTATGTCTTTCCCTTTACCGGATGATCGGATTCGTATGTGGTGCACTTATCCGTGCAAACTGCTTCATGGGCGAGTATCACATCAAGAGTGGTGGATTCCTCTTCCGGGTCTTCACGTTCAGTCATGGTTGACTCCTCAATGACAAGACTTATAGCCGCCGCCGGTCTTCATTTGCAAGATATTTCGAAGATGTAGCTTTTTGCCGCCGACGTATTACTATTTAAGTAAACCCCTCCCAATCCTTCCATGCCCCTTATCGTCAAGGACAAGAAGCAGTACCTCGTCGCACGGGTGCGTTCGGTCATCGCGCAGGACCACCAGATTCCCCTTGACGACCTCGCTGACCGGCTCGACCGCGAGTATGGCATCAAGATCGAGCGGCATTACCTCTCAACCCTCGTAAAGAAAATCTACGCCGAACGCGTCAAGCGCGCAGATCGCCAGACGCTCAACCATGCCCTCGCCGCGTTCGAGGACACCATGACGCAGGTGGTCCGCGTGGCATGGGAGATCGCGAACGACCAGTTTGCCCGGAAGCAGGACCGCGTCATGGCGCTCCGTGAGATCCGCGAGGCCCATAGCGCCGTCTTCGAGAAGCTCTTCGACGCCGGTGTCTTCGAGCGCAAGCTCGGCACCCTCGACGCCACGATCCGCAATACGCCCCTTCCCGAGGAACGAAAGCAGGCGATCCGCGTCGCTTTTGAGAACTGGGGCCTCTTAGAAGCCCCGAAGGAGGATGTCCCACCCGCAAACACTCCAACAGCTTGACCCTTTCGATAACTTCGAGGCCCGCAAAGAGAGCAGGAAACACCTGCTCGGCTTTTCGTTGATCTATCTCACCGGCTATTTCACCGACGCGCCCGCCACGTTCCATGCACAGCTTGTCCACACACTTGAAGACGAGCATGAGCGCCGCGTCCTCATCCTCGGCTTCCGCGGCTCGGGCAAAAGTACGTTCGGCTCATTGGCACTTCCCTTATGGGCCGCGCTCGAATACCCCGAGAAATATCCCTTCATCATCCTTATCGCCGATTCGTCACGTCAAGCGACGCTCAATATCAGCGCGATCAAGCACGAGCTTGAGACGAACACCCTCATCAAGCAGGACTACGGCGAGATCAAAGGGAACGTCATCGAGGACTTCACGCTTCAGGGCGAAGGCGAGGAGTGGCAGAAGCAGAACATCGTCCTCTCGAACGGCGTCCGCATCCTCGCCCGGTCGCGCGGCCAGAAGGTTCGCGGACTACGCCATCTCCAGCACCGGCCGAAGCTCATCGTCGTGGACGACCCGGAGGACGGCGAATGGGTGCGCACGAAGGAGAACCGCGATAAGACGGACCGCTGGCTCCATAGCGAGATCATGCCGGGCTTGGACGCCCGCAAGGGAAAGCTTGTCGTCATCGGGAACCTGCTCCACATGGACGCGCTCTTGTCGCGCCTCCGGGCGCCGGGCACCGGCTTCAAGTGCCTCGAATTCCCGCTCATCGACGAGAAGGGCATTTGCACATGGCCGCGATGTATCCCACGGAGCAAAGCCTCAAGGACAAAGAGCGCGACATGGGTGCGATCCCGTGGCAGCGGGAAATGCTCCTGAAGATCGTCTCGGACGACGAGGCGATCATCAAGCCCGAGGACATCCATTACTACGACGAGTTCCCGAAAGGCATCGCGGCGATCAAGGGCCACGGCATCGACCTTGCGATCAGCCAGAAGGAAGGCGCAGACTTCACGGCGATCGTGAGCGGCGAGGTGTTCTACGTCGAGAACGCGCCGAAGATCTTCATCAGACCGAACCCCTACAACGAGCACGTCACATTCTTCAATTTTCTTCAGAAGGTCAGGAACATCCCCGGCGAGCTCGGCGGCGCGAACTTGTTTTTCGTGGAGGACGTGGCATACCAAAAGGCCGCGATTCAGGAGATGGAACGCGCGCTATTACCCGTGGTCCCGATGAAGCCGCAGGGCGACAAGCGCGCCCGGCTGCAGGTGGTCGCGCCCTATATCAAGAACGGCACGGTACTATTCCCACGCGCCGGATGCGAGGAACTGCTGGGGCAGATTTTCAATCTCGGCGTCGAGAGCCATGATGACCTTAACGACGCCTTAGTTTACTTGCTTCAGGGGCTGGTGAGTCAAGGGTTGGAACTGCCGAAGATCCATTGGATCGAGGCCTAGCGACGGTTTACACTAGTCCTATGACAAATGAAATCCTTGCTTCAATTGACGCCGAGATCAGCGTACTTAAGGAAGCCCGCGCACTACTCACCGGCACCAGCAACGGCACACACCGCGCGGCCCATCCCGCGAAGAAGCGAACGTGGACTATGAGCGCCGAAGCGCGCGAGAAGATCGCCGCAGCGCAGCGGAAGCGGTGGGCGAAGCAGAAGAGGGCGGCGAAGTAAGGGGCACGCCCCGATCTCTGAAAGACAAAGGGCTAAAGTCGCCGAAGAATCAGTGGATTGAGGCTCAGCACGAACCTTCGGGCGTCCAAGTACCCGCAGTGCACATAAGCTTTACGTGATTCATACAAACAACTGAGCCGTCTGGATAGGGCACGCCGCCAAGATAACAAATATTGTCCGTGCCCTTTGCTTCAGGGATGCCTATTGCCGAGGTCTTTTTGCCAAAATCAACAGACGTTACGGAAGTGATTTTCTTGTCAGCCATGGGGTTTCCTTTCAAGTGTGGGTTAGCAAACTTCTTAGAGTGCGTGGATTGTACTCGTGTCCCTTTGCTATGCGCCATCGTTGAAGGCACCTATCTTTCGAGGGGTAGCTATCCCCTTGCCGAAAGTAACCAGTTTGCTACTGTGAAGCTAATCCCTCCACATGCAAGCCCTCAAGGCCACTATGGCCCGCGAGATTAATAAGGCAGACATCACCGAAGCCGAAACGCTCGTGTTCGAAGGCCGCGTCCTTAGGCAGACCGGCAAGCAGGCGATGGAGCCGGGCGAGTTCTATTTCCGGCCGACCTTGGTTCCCGTGACGACGACTCCGGGCTGGTTCAAGAAGCTTCTCGGCAAGAAACCGGTCAACGAGTTCAAAATCGTGCAGACGGTCGTGATGGCCTGTCCCTATTGCTCGACGCCGATCATGACGACGACCGGCCACCCGATCGAACACCGCGCGCCGCTCACGATCTCCCGTGAGATCACGTGCCCTTATGCGCCGGATGCGCCGCATTCGTTCAAGGTCGTCGAAGGAACAATCATGACCGCGTAAGTGGCTTCACCCTCACTCAACTCCAAAGGCAAGCCCGGCTGGTTCCCGCGCCTCATGCGCGGCATTGCTTCGCGCATCGACCCCGAGCTCTATGAGCAGCCGCAGGGCGGATTGACGTTCAACCGCTACGGACTCACGAAAGCCGTAGGCGGCAAGTTCGGCGACATCGACACGGGCGGCAACCAGTTCGCGATCGAGCGGCCGGGCGGCGGACATCACATCGACCCCGAGAAAGCGCTCGCGAACAACCGCGGCTACGTCTACGCGGCGGTGAACGCGAAAGCGCGTGAAGTGCAGAACATCGACTTTCGTCTTTTCGAGGTGGATGGCGAGGACCACCGCGAGAAGGAACAGCATCCGTTGCTCGATCTCTTGGACGGCGTGAACCCGGACATGATCGGGTCAGAGCTCAAGTACCTCGTCTCATCGCATCTCGACCTCGTGGGAAAGTGCTATTGGCTCCTCACCGATACGAAGGGCAATCCGGTGAAGGATGATCTCGCGAAGCCCGACGCGATCTACCTTCTCGACCCTTCGAAGGTTAATCCCGTGATCGACAAGGTTCACTTCCCGTACCGCATCGTTGGCTACAAGATGAAGCTCGAAACGCGTAACGTCATGTTCGACCCCGCGTGCATCATCCACTTCCGCTCCCCGGACCCGATGAATTTCTTCGAGGGCCGCGGCATTGTGCAGGCGGGCGCGGAGTTCATCGACAACGACAACTATGCGATGGAGTTCAACCGCAAGTTCTTCGTGAACGGCGCCCGGCCGGCGGGCTTCCTCGAAACGGAGATGGTGTCGGAGACGCAGGTGGAGTCCCTCAAGATCGGCTTCATGGACGTCCACGGCGGCATCGACAACATGCAGCGCATCGGCGTCCTTCCGAAGGGCGTGAAATGGACGCCCGCCGGTTCGAGCCCGAAAGACATGGACTTCAAGAACCTGTCCGAGGATATGCGCGACCGCATCCTCGCCTTGTTCGGTGTGTCGAAGACGATCCTCGGCACGGCCGAATCGGACACAAACCGCGCGACGGCGGAGACGGCGGACTATGTCTTTTCGAAGCGCGTCATAAAGCCGCACATGCAGCGCATCTGCGATTTCCTGAACGAGAAGCTCGTCCCGCAGTACGGCGACAACCTCTACATCAGTTTCATCGATCCCGTGCCTGAGGACCGCGGAGCGCGCACGACCGAGATGCAAGCGGCCGTCGGGAGCCAGCCGATTCTCACGATCAACGAAGCGCGCGACGAGTTCATGGGCTTGGGGCCGGTCGAAGGCGGTGATGTGCTCATGGCCCCGAGCACGATGGGTCCGGTCGGAGAGCCCCAAGGTGACGGCGATGTTGCGCCGGAAGCAGCCGGAGGGAGCGATGCGGGCAAGATGCTTCGGAAAGCGATCAAAGCCAAGATTCAGAAAGCCGCGAACGGCCAGCGGGTGGCTTTCAGACCTGCGCGCACGAAGCTCGCAAGCAGGGCAAAGGCACGCCAGACAATGGCGGACGAGCTTACAAAGAGCATCACCGAGGCGCTCACAAAGAACCTCGCCGGCAAGAAGTTTGAATCGACAAAAGAACAGGATGAGACACGCTGGAAAGAGTTCAGCGAGTATACCGAGCAAGCCGAGCGTGACATCGCGGAGACGATGCGCAAGATCAACGGCGAGCAGAAGGCGGAAGTTATCGCGAACCTTCCCACGGCGATCGGCAAGGGCGTAAATCCCAAGGACCTTTTCAGCATCGACAAATGGATCTCGATCACGACGGACGCCGTGACGCCGATCATGGAAACGCTCTTCGAGCATCAGGCGCGGAGCGCGGCGGCCGACATCGGCAAGCCCGAGCTCAATCCCTTCAACGACACGACGCGCGCGGGCGTGAAGGCGGGCGTCCAGAAGATGTCCGAGAGCTACCAGCAGACGACGCTTGAGGTCCTTGAGACGAAGATTAATGACGGCCTGCAATCAGGCGCGCCGCTTGCCGACATCACGAAGACGGTTGAGGAGATCTATGAGTGGTCGGACGCGAAGCGCGCAGCGATGGTCGCGAAAACGGAATCCTTCAGGACCGCAAACGCCGCGCTCAAGGACACATGGAAGCAGTCCGGCGTCGTAAAGACCGTCCGCTGGTACACGAGCGAGCTTGCGAACGTCTGCGGCTTTTGCCAGTCCATGGACGGCAAAGTGGTAGGCATTGACGACAATTTCTTCAAGAACGGCGACAGCGTCACGGCCGACGTGAACGGCAGCGAGCAAAGCATGACGCTCGACTACGGCGATGTGAGCGCGCCACCCCTTCACCCGCTCTGCGCTTGCTTCATACGGCCCGACACCGTGTCGATCTAACCACCGCCGATGACGCTCGACGCAGTACAGAATTTTATTAAACTCACCGTAAGCACCGGCTACGGCGCGAGCGACACAACCATCGTCCTTTCATCGGGCGGATCATCGCTTCCCTCGCCATCGTTCAACGGTACGTGGTGGAATGCCACGGATTACCCCGATCCTTCCGATGATCCGAACGCCGAGATCGTTCGCGTGACCGGCGTTTCCGGCAATACACTCACAATCACTCGCGCGCAGGAAGGCACGGCAGCATCGACCAAGAATGCCGCCGGAAAGACCTACAAACTCATCCTCGGGATCACGGCGAAGATGATCACGGACATCGGGTCGAACCTTCAGCAGCCGTGGAAATACGTGGATGTGGACGGCGTGATCGACGGCACGAACACCGTGTTCACGCTTCATGGAAGCATCACGCCGTTCGATTCCAATTCCATGCAGATCACCTTGGCGCGCCAGCCGCAGCTTCAGGGGGTTGACTACACGATTAGCGGCACTACGATTAGCTATATAACCCCACCCGACGCGAGTTTGGCCGGAAACCCGCATGTCGCGCAGTACCAATGAAACGCGTTGTACTCATCCTCCTCAGCATCATCGTCATTCTGTTTTTGATTTGGGGAGTTGACAGGGCCGTCGGCGCAGGGTGCAACCCCGCGGCACTCGGCGGGACCGGGACATGCACCGTTCCGAGCACTGGCGAACTTCCCATCGGCAACGGTTCGGGAAGCTATACCCCCGCGACCCTCACTCCCGGTGCCAACATCGTCATCACGAACGCAAGCGGGAGCGTGACGATCGGCGTTACCGGCACCGCGACCGGCACCGTGTATCTCTTGCAGGCGGGACACGGGATCTCCCTCAGCCCGGCGTCGATCACTTCAAGCGGCACGATCGCGGTCAATACTTCAACCGTGATCGCCGATGTCGTGGCATCGGGCCAGTTCCTTCCTTCGAGCACAACCTACGTCGCAACCGTGAACGGCCAAAGCGGCGCCGTCACGATCGGGATCCCTGCGACGACGACCGTGAACGGCACGCAGGCAACGGTCTTCCACCTCATTGGCGATGGCACGACCGTCACGAGCACGGTGAATGGAGCCACCACCACGTTCTCTATCGTCACCACCGGCAACTGGCAGGGAACATGGCAAGGCGTAAACAGCTCGACGTTCTACAAGGCGTCGAACCCGAGCGGCTATATCTCCGGCAACCAGACGATCACGTTCGTCGCAGCGGGCGACGCGACGGGGACCGCGACCGGCACGACCATGATCAGCGATACGATGACGGTCACGGGCTTAGAGGGCAAAGCGCTCCCCGCCCTCGCCACGGGAACGCTGAAATACAGCGGCGGCGCGTGGACGTTCGACGGCAATACGTATCTCCCGTCGGGGATTAACGTGACGACGACAGGCCCGCTCGGCGGCGGCGGACCGCTTACGACCGCCGGCCTCACCCTCACCTGTGCGACCTGCCTTACGGGAAACCAGACGATCACGCTCACGGGCGCGGTAACAGGATCCGGGACGACATCCATCGCGACCGCCTACGCGACGAGCACGCTCTACGCGCTCTTTTCCGGGACTGGCCCCATCACCTTCAACGCATCGACAGGCGCGATCGGCTGGACGAACTCGCTGAACTACATCACGGGGGTCGCGGTGAACGGGCAGTCCGGCACGAGCTTCAGCATCGTCGCAGGCTCGGGGCTTTCGTCCTCCATAAGCGGTACCACGACGACCTTGAGCCTCAATCTGAGCGCGGGCTGTACCGGCGGCAACTTCGTCCAGACGATCTCCGCGACCGGTACCATCACCTGCGCCATTCCGAGCGGCACGTTCACGACGACGACGCTCAACGGCACTCCCGCGCTTGCCTTCACCGCTCTTGGCGATGGCTCGACCATCACATCAACAACGTCTGGCGCAAGCACAACGTATTCCGTCGTTCCCGGAGTTTTTGTAACCACGGCTTCGGGAACGGCAGAGTTCTATCCCCTCACGGGCAATCCTTCGGGCTTCACATCCACCACCATCCAAAGCGTTCTCAATTCCCTTTCCGCCGCAGGATGCCTCACCTATTCCACGTCCACGGGGCAATTCACCGCAACGTGCCTCTCGACATCCACTGCCGCGACCACCTATCTCAACTTGAGCGGCTCGAACGCGAACCAGAATATCAACATCGGCTCCTATAATCTTTCGGCCGCAAATGGAGCGTTCTCTGGGACAGGCGTGTTTGGCACGACGACTGCGCCGTCGGAGGGAGCGATTGAAGCATATACTCCCGCCACATTCCCCGGCGACGTAGGAATCAATATCCATAGTGATGTTCAAGGCAACCACGTCAGCTTCCAGCTTGAATCGGGTACGTCCACCCAAACCAAGTGGCAGTTTTCCCAGCGGGGCAATGTGTCCTTCGCCTTCTACAACTATTTCAATGGCGCATGGACAGACCCCTTCACCATCACGGACGGAATCAATGGAGCGGTCGGATTTGGCGGCAATGTGAGTGAAACGAACCTTTCAGGGGCGACCGTCATCGCCAATTCCTCGACGGTTGCGATAAAGGACTTCCCGAACGCCAACACCCTCCATGTGAACGGCACCGGTGATTTTGCAACGTCGCTCTCCGTGGGAACCTCAACCCAAAAAGGAACTTTGAACGTGGTAGGAACGGCGAATGTATCCCAGACCTCCACCCTTGCAACGACGACTGCGACCGTCCTTGCCGTCGGTACGACTACGACAAACACAGCGACGCTGAATGTCGCGGGAACGGCGAATGTGACCGGAACATCGACCGTCGTCGCGAATGGCATCAATATCACGCTCGGCTCGGCGGGATGTGTTGCGGGGTACGCCTATATCAACTTTGCATCCACCCCGACTTGCGCTAACTACTCATTCTTGGGGGATGGTGGAAGCACCTACCTGAACGCCGCTACGACCACATACCTGCGGATTCAAAACGCGACCATCGGTGAGATTACAAGCGGCGGCCTTTACCTCGGTGGCGCATCGGCTCCCGTTAATAAGCTCGATGTCAACGGCTCGGCCGATGTATGGGGAAACCTCGCCGTCGGGACTGGAACCACCAGCACGGCGCAACTGAATGTCGTTTCGTCAGCAAGTACCACTGCTTCTTTTGTCGCCACAGGAACCGCAACCACCACCATCATTGAAGGCACGGCATCGTCCTCCGTGTGCAACACCATGTACACCGCGTCGGGGACAGCCGTATATGTGGATTACAAAGCGTCGGGTCAAGAACTAATTTCAAACTCATCATGTCAATAAAACGTATCCTCGTTTCGGCCGCAATCATCGTCGGCGCCTTCTCGGCTATTGGGCTTGCATCGGCTTCTACATGGACGAACCTTCCCGTGGACGGTTCGGGGAACGTCGTTATCGGCCCCACAAGCACCCTGTCGGGCAACGTGAACGTATCGGGAACGCTCTCGGTGTACGGGGTTGTGGTCTCGACCTCGACGGGAGGTGGAGGTGGTGGGGGAGCTTCAACAACGACGGCGAATACATGGACGGCGAATCAAACCTTCGCTTCAAGCACACTCCTTGGCAATGCGTCCAACATATACGTCGGCACGATAACAGGCGACCCCGGAACGTTCATAAACTCTCTTTGCAATACCTACGCCCCACAAGCTACCTCATCGCTGAACATTTATCTTCCGGCTATGAGTTCCACGTTTTCGACCGCAATCAATCTCACGCAACGGTGCAACGTCTACGGCGTCGGCCCCGGAACGCATCTCACTTGGACAGGGGCGGCTGGCACTACCTCGACGATTGAAAACTTTGGCGATTCAAACCCCCACCTTTCGGGGGGTGGCGTCAATAATTTGTGGCTCGATTCATCGGGGTCTGCAACGACGACGAATGCCATCGTTGGTCTCTATCTCGGGGGCACGAGCGGCGCGGCCCACTCGATCAATAGCGGCCTCACCATCTCGGGATTCGGCATCGGCCTTGATATGGGTGCCAACACCTATGACACGGGGTTGCAGGATACCGTACTCCGGGGTAACGGCCGCGACATCGAGATCGAACAGTCCAACAATTCGGGAGAATCAGACAATTTCCAGCGCGTCTTCGCGGTCGATCCCGCGAACTCATCGTCATCAAACTGCGTGTGGTTCAAGAACGGCTCCATCGAGAATCTCACGTGGGAAGGCGGATCGATCGATAACTGCCAACTCCACGTCGGTACGTTCAACCAGAATGTGACGCTCCTGGGCGTGAATCACGAGGAACCGACCTATGCGACCTATGGGAATTATGACTACGAGGTGATCGATTCCGACACGCACACATCCTTCGATGAGATCGGCGGCAACTTCGAACTCGTGACACCGACATCCTCGTCGCCGATGAATGAAGTGATTTCGTGCGGTGCGGGCGCGGTGTGCCATTATACCGGCGGCATTATTTACAAATATGCGAATGCGACCGATACACCATTCTTTGCGAGCGGTGGAGGCAATCTCACCATTGATGGCCTTTATAATGCGTCGGCAGTTAATAATTTCTACTCTGGAAACGCCTCGACCACGACGGGCTATTACGGTCCCTTTGCGAGCTTTGGCAACGAATCGATAACCGGGATTTTGGGCGTCGGAAGCACCACGGCCTCAACGACAAATACCCTCACCATCAATCAGATAGGCAGCACAACGGCTCTCTATATCAATGCAGGCCCGCAACTCGGAAATTGGATTTATGCGAGCGACCCCGAAGGCGACACGTTCAGCATCAACCAATATGGCGCCCTCACCGATACCGCTGCCGGGATTGGGCAGGGTGCAAGTCCGAACGGAAACGTGGCAGCCCTTATTGTTGGCCACGGGAACGCCGGGTCGGACTATCTGAACGTCGGTGGCAGCACCTACATTGGTTCCCAGACGGCAACGACAAGCGCGATGCTTCAAATTGCATCGAGCACACGATTTGGCGTATCTGGTGCAACGCCGGGATGCACCGAATATTATGAGCAAGGCGCGACCTCGACGCTCGCCTACGTTTATATCAATTCAAGCGCGGTTCAGGTCGTTACCACCACAAAACCATCTTTCTGCCAATAGCGATGTACGGATTTTCTGGCTACGGCACAAACGCATACGGATCGGAACGGCAGACGCTCCTCGCGCCCGTCGTGAGGCTCGCCATGCGAACCGCCGCGAACGCCTACAACGTCGTACTCACCCTCATGCTCCGCTTCCGTAATCTCACGCTCTCGAACCCGTCGCAAAACCAACAGACGCTTGAACTGTGATCCTCCAACCCCAGATCGTCGGGCAGAACGACTATGGCTACGAGCTTCCCTTTACGCTCCTCGACGGCAATGGCGACGCGGTGAATATTACGGACGCATCGCTCACGATCACGGTGCAGGACGCCCAAGACCCGAGCGGCGAGGCGCTTTTCACGGGTTCTATGACCGTGGACAGTGGACCCGCCGGAACATGCCACTACACGGTGGCCTCGGGCAATTTCCCCAACCCCGGCACGTTCCTCGCGCAGGTGACGGCCACATGGTCATCGACCGAAGTGCTCACGTGGTCGGGCATCACGATCATCGTCGAACCGAAACTCCCCAAGACGAACAACTGAAATGGCCTATGGCGAACGCAGCACGAACTACGTCGATACGAAATGTACGAAATGCGGCGCTCCGTTGCGGCGTTCACGGGTTGTCTCGCATCCGGTCTGTCTTGCCTGCAAAGAGAAGAAGCAGCGCGAGCGACTGCGTAAAGTTATGCACATATCCAAAAGGGCTTGACGTTCATACGATTAAGGTATGAACAACACCAAGCTCGTCGGGTTGGTCGCCGTAGTGGCACTCCTCGCGGGTGTTGTCGGCGGCTATGTGGTAAATAAACTCGGAGCCGCGCCTCTCGTCGGAGGCGACTTCGCGGGCGGGATTACCCCGTCCTCGCTCGTTACCGCGAGCGCCTCGGGTGGCTTGACTGGCAACGGCTATGTTGCTCCAATTGGCTCGCTTTCCTCGGCGGCCGTCAACGGTCTCACGATCGGCGGCACGGATCAGTATCACGGCCTCACGGCATACGTGACGGCGTCCGGCACTCCGACCTCGGTCGCGACCCTCGGCGCCTTCGGCGCGACGACCTCCTCGGCATCGACCACGATCACCATCCCGGAGACGGCCGGGCTCTCGGTGAACGCGATCTGCAGCGGCAATGCGGCCACGACGACCGTGTTTGTGTCGGGATGCATCCTGACCTCGACGAACGGTGTCACCGGCACCGCGCAGGTGTACTACTCGAACGGCACGCCGTCGTCGCTCTCAGTTCCCACCTCCACGGTATTCCGGATTTCCTTCGACCAACTCCCCTATTAACCCTATCCACCCTGTTCAGTGCCCGAATCGCTGAAGACATTCCCCAAAGACCTCGCAGACAAACTCAAAGCGGCTCTCGCTTCCGCTTCCGTTGAAGACTTCGTGAAAGCGACCAAAGCCTCCGGCGACGACCGGAGCTTTGAGGTTGTGATGAGCACGTCCGACGAGGACCGTCAGGGCGACGAGCTCGACCAGTCCCGATGGGATCTCAAGTACTACACGATGAACCCCGTCGTCCTCTGGGCGCATGATTATTCGTCGATCCCGATCGGCATCGTGACCGACATCGAGATTCAGGGCGACAAGGCGGTCGCTACCGGCAAATTCGCTCCCGCCGGCGTGAATCCGACGGCCGACATGGTCTGCGCGCTCTATCAGCAGAAGGTCATCCGCGCCGTGTCTCCCGGCTACATCCAAAACGACGACGGGACGCGCGAGCTCTTGGAGCTTTCCTTCTGCCCGGTGCCCGCCGGCCGATACGCGCTTTCCTTGCGGCAGGTGAGCGAACTCGGCGTATCGACGGGCGACCTCGTGACGAAGGGCTTTTTCTATGACGCGAAAGGCGCGGTCCCCTTCAAGAGCCACGGCATCGCCGATCAGGACACGTCATGGGACGGCCCGGCGGAGGTGAAAGCGTGCGGCGACGACATCGAGAAACTGAAGTCCATTTGCGCATGGTTCGATTCCGAAAACACGGACGTGAAGTCCTCCTACAAGCTCCCCCATCACCGCGCGTCCGATCAGAAAGCTGTGTGGAACGGCGTTAAAGCAGCGGCCGCTGCCTTACAAGGTGGCCGAGGGGGAGTTGCAATTCCCTCCGGTGACCTTGCTGCCGTCAAAGCCCATATCGCGAAACATTACGAGGAGTTCGGTGAAACGCCGCCGTGGGAAAAGAAGGCGGAGGAGAAGTCGCCGCAACTCGGCGATTCCTGCGAGCTGGAAAGCGGCGATCCGGGAGTTCTCGCAGATGACGACAAGAATCCCGGTCACCTCGTATGCGTTCCCGCGAAATCAACCAAATCCGAATCAATGAACAACGAACTCGAAAAGAAATTCAAAGCAGAGCACGAACGGCACGGAAAGTCCTTTGCGAAGGCCATCGATGAATTCAAGTCGATCGACGGGTTCACGAAAGCGGTGGATTCCGAGCAGGACGAACACCTAGAGAACACGATGAAGGCCATCGACGAGAGCTATGCGCTCGAAGATCAGGCGCCGAAAAAGTCTATCGATGAGTTCAAGTCGGAGATGAAAGCCGAGCATTTGAAGCATGTGAAGGCGATCGACAAATCGATCGATGAGTTCAAGTCCGCACACGAAGCGGCCGACGGAGACGACGGGAAGACGAAGGCCATCGAGGAGTTCACGAAAGCGGTAGGCGACGAACTTGACCGCCACGAGAAAGCCCACAAGGCCATGTGCGATGCGGAGTTCGGCGAAGGCGAGGACGATGAAAAGAAGGCCGTCGTAGAGGCGACCGAAAAGTCCGGACGAGCCATTTCCGCCAAGAACAAAGAGAAATTGAAAGCCGTCTTGGAAAAGATGGATTCCCACCACAACGATGTCACCGCGGCCCTCAAGGAGCTTATCGGCTCCGAAGACGGCGACGGAGGGGAGGAACCTTCCCCGAAGCCGAAGGACGATGAGTCCGAAGGCGACGAGAAGGCCCTGAACTCAAGGTCGAGCACCTCGGGAGCAAGCGCCGAATTGGATGCATATCTACTCGGGCAGCGACTCGCGAGGCAGGTCAAATCTGCCACGGAGGATGCTCTTCGCCAGTTCAAAGAAAAGATCAGGGAGGCGCGTACCTCAGGCAGATAGACCTATTCCCACACCAATCAAGTGGAAAAAGAACAAATCGTAGAGGTGGTCTCAAAAACCGTCTCCGAGGGGTTCAACGACTTCTTTGAGAAGAAGCTGGCCCCGGCGATGGATGAAATCTCCATCAAGAATGCACGTCAGGTCGTAGAAGCCGCGATGGCCGAACGCTCCGTCAAGGGCTTCGACATCACGGGCCTCACGACCGACCAGAAGATGGCCTTCGCCAAGCAGGTGCAGGCAGTCTTCCGCGGCAACCGCGAGGGTGCTTTGAAGGTGAAAGCCAACGAAGCGCTCATCGAGGAACAGGACAACCGCGGCGGCTACTTGGTCGAACCGGAAGTTGCGGCAGCGATCCTTCGTATCGCCGCTTCGGTCGGTACGATCCTGAAGCAAGCGCAGAAGTGGCCGATGAAGACCGATGAGTTGGGCATCCCCAACTACACCGGCTCCTTCCTTACCGGTTCGTATGTCGGCGTCGATCTTCCGGGAACCGTCACCGGACTCACGTTCGGTCAGGCGGTCCTCATCGCCCGCAAGTGGCAGCTCGCATTCACCGTCGGCAACGACCTTTTGGCCGATGCCTCGGTGCAGCTCGCGGACTGGCTCATGGCGATGGCAGGCGAGGCGCTCGCGAACATGATCGACCAGCAAGGCTTCGTCGGCGGCGGCACCGTCGCAGGCACGGCCTATACCGGTCCCTTCGTCGGCATCATGAACACGGCGAACGTCAATACGTACACGTTGTCTTCGGGCAACACGACGTATGCGAAGTTCAATCCGGTCACGGATGCCGCGAACGTCATCGCGACCTTGGAGGAATCGATCTTGGACGGCGCCGCGTGGTACTTCCACCGCACTGTCTGGGCAGCGGTCCGATCAGAACTCGCTTCGAGTTCCGGCATTCCGTTCCTCTTCCTTTCAGGCGCAGGCAGCAATCTGAAGGATGAAGCGGGCGGCGGCCCGATCAAGCCCGCGGGCGAGATGGCCGGTTATCCGGTCTTCACGAACCGCTGGCTCCCGGCGACGACCGTCGGCTCTCAGGCGGACACCGCGTTCGGCATCTTCGGCAACCTCAAGGCGTGCGCCTTCGGCGACAAGGGCGACCTCCGCGTCGCGCAGTTCGAGTCAGGCACGTTCGGCGGCAAGGAGATCGCATTGGCCGACCAGCGCGGCATCGTCTACAAGCACCGCCACGCATTCGTGGTCGTGCTCCCCAAAGCGTTCACCGTCATCTACACGGCGGCTTCGTAGTTTCGTGAACCCCCTTCCCGGTCTGCGCCCATTTCCTCGGCGCGACCGGGCGGGGATGGAAAAATAAACCGCCCGTCGAAGCGCGCCAGCGTTTCGTCCCTTCCGATTAAAGTCGAGGGAAGGCAGGGGCCAACAACACAATTGCAATGCGCAACAATCCTTACGACGACACCAAGATCGTCGGCGGTACGTCTCTCGCACCGCAATCCTTCAGCGGCTCAACCGCCGTTGACGGGAGCGCCGTCAACACCGAGGGCGCGGACAATGCCGTGATCTACGCTTATGGCGCGGTAACGTCGGGCTCTCCTTCGGCGGCGGCCCTCGTGGTGACGCTCCAAGAGTGCGCGACGAGCGGCGGCACCTATGCGAATGCGCTCGACAACACCGGAACGGTGATCGGCTTCACGCTGAACTGCGAAAGCGCGGCGGCGGAGAATGTCGCCCGCATCGAAGGCCTCAACCTTAATCGGAAGCAGTACCTTCGGACGGTTATCACCCCGGCGTTCACCGGCGGCACGTCCCCGGCGATCCTCGGCTTTGCCCAGATTGTTCTCGGCAACAACGGCCAATTGCCGGTCGATTCGAACGTTTCGAACACCTAGTTCGAACCTTCGTTCCCGTGGCCCTTCCGGTGAGGTAAGGGCCACGACACGAGGGAAGATCCCTCGAATCAATGACGAATTATCACAAGCTCTGCCAATACTGCCGAGAGCCATTTACAACCGGTCACACTCGCGGGCGGTATTGCAGCCTCCATTGCGCTGGTATGGGAAAGAGTCGTCCTCACACCGAGGAGACACGCAAAAAGATAAGCATTGCAATGAAAGGTGTTAAACCCAAACACCCGGTAATCATTACCTGCAAACGATGTGGGAAACAGAAGACGACGGCTCATCCAGAGCAATTATTTTGTAGCAGGCATTGTGCATTGCTCGGGCATACATACTCACCAGAACAAAAGCGAACAATCGGTGACGCCCAACGTGGTGCGAAAAGTTATCTCTGGCAAGGTGGAAAGACAACCATCAATAGACTCGTGCGTAAAGGAATTGAGGCTCGTGAATGGCGTAAAGCGGTTTTTACGCGCGATGGGTACCGCTGTTTTGGATGCGGTACACAATCAGGCCCATTCAATGGTCATCATATTTACCCATGGGCTCACTTTCCACGCCTTCGATTTGTCATTGAGAACGGCATCACGCTTTGCGTATTCTGCCACGACCTAATTCCTCGCACGCTAGGCAGGCCGGATAACATCGTCGCTCCGGCTGGCTTCATTCTTAATTACTAGCATGAGTACTCAAGAAAAAGTCTATCCTTGGGCGCTTACAGTTCTTCAGCGTGTAAAGGATCGTCTCGACATTATCATCCCGGACAACGATGCGGCTTTGATGCGCATGATTAACGGCGCCACGGACTTCATCGAGCGTGAGTGCGGCAAGACCGGCCTTGAGTCTTATCCGAATGACGGCCACTTCGCGCAGAAGACGTACACGAACGAGGTCTACACCGCTCAAGGAAGAAAACAGGAGCGGCTCGTGTTAAGAAACTCCCCGGTCACCTATTTGATCGTCACGGGCAATCTCACGCAGGGATCAACTAACGTGACCGTTGCACCCTACACCGGCATCGTCGCCGGAATGCCGCTCTACAACATTCAGGGACTGTTCCCTCAAGGGACGACCGTCGCGACCGTCGGCAGCAACGGTGCGCTCACGATGAGCCAACCTGCGAGCGTTACGCAAAGCGGCGCAGTGTTCGAGATCTCCGGCCTCATTTCTTTCCAGTGGCGTTCCGGGACCCCTAGCATGCCGAACTGGACGAGCTTCATTCAGGATCAATATGAGCTCGACCAGATGGGGAGGGCGGGCATCATCCGCGTCTACGGCTCGATTCCGGGGCTTTACAACAACATGATCCGCGCGACATATGTCGCTGGATACCCCGTGAACTGGCAGAACGCCGGCGACGGAGCGACGCACCAGCTTCCCGCCGATCTCACGAACCTGTGCGAAAACCTCGTCGTCAGAATCTTCAAACGCAAAAAGAGCGCTGGGCAACTCAGCGAAGCGATTCAGGGCGCGACGAGTTCGTGGAAGGACAGCCTCGACGCATTCGATTTGAACGTCATTAACAATTACCGTCGCGTCGGCAATATTTTCTAAACCCATGCCCGGAGCAACCTTCCAAGTATCCATACCCCAGCTTCCGCAGCTCCAAGAGGCGCTCGCACAATATCCTGCGATTTCGACGCCGATCATCCAGCGCGCCGTGGTTGCGGCTCAGGCGGTCCTCGCCAAGTTCACGACCGCGGCCACTGTTCCCGTAAGGACCGGATACCTTGTGCAGAACTGGGCGTTCGAAGTGGGGAATCTCATGGCCCGTTGGTATCCGCGCGCGAGCTACGCCCCGTATGTAGAGTTTGGGACGGGTCCGCACGAGATTAAGGCCGTAAATAAACGCGTCCTTGCGAACACGGCTACCGGGCAAGTCTTCGGTCCCCTCGTTCATCACCCCGGAACAAAAGCAAATCCGTTCATGGAGCGGATCGTCGCCGCCGCGCAGCCGGACATCGAGACGCTTTTCGTCCAAGCGCTCAATCAGGTAAACGAGGCCATCGCCGCACAAGCCAATGGATAAAACCTTCGCTCAAAATCTCAAGCAGGCGATAATCGATGATCTTCAGTCGCTCGTTGCTTCAGGGGCGCTCGGGTCCGTCGCAGCGGACGATTTCACAAAGCTCAATCCGCTCGACCGCACGTGGGGAAAATTCCCCGCAGCGCTCGTTATCCCGCCCACCGTCGCCGCGTCGGAATACGAGGATGTCGCAACTAACCTTCGCCAATATACGTGGTACATCATGGTCGTCACGACCCCTGATAACCTCCCGAAGACCGATCCGACCTATTTAGAGGGTCTCATCGACAATGTTCTTCAGGTGTTCGATAACGACGTGACGCTTCAAGGAATGGCCGTGGGAGGCGTGAATCCCGCGATTCTTGATCCTCCCGGACCTGTGAGTAGCAACAACGTGACATATGTAACAGCGTACGTTACGCTTAAGGCAAAGGCCCTCGTACCGGCCGCAGTGCAATAAATCTCATCACCACATTCGTGGATATTCCCAACAAAACCAATAAACAAATAGACGGTTCAGAGACGGCCAACAAGGACGTGCAGCCGTCATATTCCCGCGCTGCGTCAGTTCTTGAGAACGACTATTTCTATCCCGAAGCGAACGGGTATCAGGCGATCACGATCCGCGCGGCGACGCGCGAGGACGCGCACGCAATCTATCTCGCAAAGCGGAAGCCGGTGAATCCGGAGGAAAAGGTCGATGAATCAGAAACCAAGAACGATTAACTATGGCAGCAAAAGGCATAGGGCGACGGTTCAGTATCGGCATCGCGAAAGAAGTGACGCGTGGCACGGCTATATCGTCCGCCAACCATTGGCTTCCCTTCAGTGATGCATCTCTCGATGAAAAGTACGAGAACGTCACGCAGGACGAGGCATTCGGCATCATCGAAGATTCCGTAGGCCAGTTCCGCACGAAGAACTGGGCGGAAGGCACGCTGAAAGTCCCGATGACCGATCTCAGCTTGCCGCTCATTCTGTATTCGATGTTCGGCGCGAGCGCAGACAGCACGCACTCCGGTGAGACCACCGTATACGACCACAAGGCAACGGTCGCCGAATCGGCGCAGCATCAGTCACTCACGCTCTTCATCCACGATCCGCTTTCGGGCGTCGATTATTCCCACGCGCTGGGTGTCATCCACAAGATGGACCTCGACGTGGAGCTCAAGAAGTTCGCGGAGCTTTCTCTCTCCGTAAAGGCGCAAAAAGGCGCCTCCCAGTCCTCCTTCAGCCCTTCAATCGCTGCGGAGAACCGCTTCCTCCCGCAGTACATGACGTTCAAGTATGCGACCTCGGTCTCCGGACTCTCCGGCGCGACCGCGATTGCGCTCAAATCGGCCAAGCTCTCCATCAACGCGAATATCGAAGATGACGACGTGCTCGGCAGTATCGCCCCGATCGACTACCTCAACAAGGAATTCGCGGTCACGGGGCAGCTTGAGGCCATCTGGCAGAACGAGGCCGACTTCAAAACGGTCGCGCTCGCCACGCCGAACGTGCCGCAGGCGCTCTCGATCGTGTTGCAGAACACGGATGTCAGTATCGGCGTCGTACCGTCGCATCCGACCGTGAACATCACGCTCGATCAGGTCTACTTCACGGACATCTCTCGGCCGATCAAGGTCAAAGATCTCGTATACCAAACCATTAAGTGGAAGGGTACGTATTCTACGGCCAACAGTGAGATGTTGAATATCGTGACCACAAACACCGCCGCGACGAGCGCGTAGGTCGAAAATCAACCAAAATCCTCACCATAATGTCAGAAAGCAAAACAAAAACAGTCACCACGCCTTCCGGCGTCGCAGTTGAATTGAAGGAGTACATCACCGCCGGCGAATTCCTCGACCTTAACGAAGACAGCGAGAAAAACGGCCTTTCGAAGACCGCGCTCGCAACCAAAATCTCTGAAATCGCGATCGTCTCTATCGATGGCGCGAAAGAGAACATCTCCGCAAAGCTCAGGGAACTCCCCATCGCTGATTACACATTCCTTCAGAGGGAAATTAAGAAGCTCATTGACGGGGATTTTACGGAGGCGAAGGATCAAGCTCAGAGCTGATCTGGCACGATTTCTTCGCTCTCGGGCGTGCTTACCTTCCGATTGAGCTTAAAGCCGTCCTCCTTTGTTCGCGCATGGGCTGGGATTGGCAGCAATACCGATCCCAACCGCAATGGTTTGTCACGAATCTCTTGCGAATGTTTCAAAGCGAAGCGGAGGAGACGAACCGAAAGGCCAAGGGGTGATCCTTGCTTTTTCTTCGTAGCTATGGCTTAGTGAAGGCGTCGCAAGGTCGAAGAATCAATCATTTGCAATGGAAACATTTCTTATTCTGCTCGTATTTGTAGGCGGCCCAATCGGGTTCGCCGCGTTGTTGGGGATTGCCGTACATAATCGCGCCAAGCAACGCAAAGCGGTCTACGATGCCGCACAAAAGTATCTCCAGTCCTAATCGTTCATGGAATCCGACCTCGAAATCGTAATCTCTGCCATCGATGAGGCATCAGCTTCTTTTGATGAGGTGAGCGAATCCATGGCGCAGATGTCCGAAGCCGCAGAGGCATCGGCCGCCGCTACGGACGACTCATTCGAATCTGTTGGCCTCACGATCAATGAGGTTACCGGCGAGATTCAGAACGCGATGCTCTCCCAACAGCAGTCCGTCGACCTTCTCGCCGAGGTCATGCAGACCGACGTTGCGGAGATTCAGGAGCTTATCATCTCCGAAGGTATTTCGTTTCAGGAAGCCTCCGCCGTCATCGAGGAGGCCAATGCTGAAATTGCTGCGTCTTCGGAAGAAACAGCGACTACGTCTGCCGGCGGCTTCGCGGCGGTCGGCGCGGCCGCTGGCATCGCATTTTACGCGATAGAGAGCGCCGTGAGCGACGCGGTGGCGTCCGCCCAGCAGTGGGACGAGACCTCCGCGGTCATCTCGCAGGAACTCAAAAATATCGGCTCGTCCGTTCCCCTTTCGCAGGTTCAGGATTATGCGCAGCAGATCCAGTCCACGACACTGTTCAGCCAGCAGCAAGCACTTTCCTCCGAAGCGGTAGTCTTAGGGTTCCAGAATCTCGCGCCGAACTACGAGCAGTTGACAATCCTGTCCGCAGACCTCGCGACGAAGATGCAGCAGTTCACCGGATCGGCCACGGCGGATATGCCGAACGCGATGAAGATCCTCACGAATGCGCTCAACGACCCCGTCGCAGGATTGCAGCAGCTCCAACGACAAGCGGGCGTCGATATTCCCGCAGCGACTGTGACAATGATCAAGAATCTCGCCACGGTGGGCGATACTTCTCAGGCCGACGCCGTTATATTGCAGGCGCTCAATGCCCAAGTCGGAGGCTTGGCCCAGACGGCTGCGACTGCCGAGGGCGGACCGCTCACGCAACTTGAAAATCAACTCGTGGCAACCGGCACCACCATCGGCAATATTCTCTTGCCCGCGCTCGACGCTCTTGCCAAGGATTTAGAGCCCATCATCCAAGCCATCACCGCATGGGCGGAAGAGCACCCTAAACTCACCGAAGCGATTATCGCGGGCACCTTGGCCTTCGTCGCTTTGGTGGCTGTGTTAGCAGTCGTCGGCATCGCTGTCGTCGCGATAGGCGCTGCATTTGGCGGTCTCGCGATCGCGATAGCCGCGGTTGTCGCAGTTATTGTTGGCGTTGTCGTTTCCAATTGGGATCTCATCGCAACCGATACCGCGACAATCTGGAATGGCATCGTTACGTTCTTCACGGCCACCTTCAACACGGTTAAAAACCTTTTTACTTCCTCACTCAATGAGGTCAGCGCCATTTGGCAATCCGCATGGACCGATATGGGCTCATTCCTCGGAAACATTTGGACCACCATCCAAAACACAGTGAAGACCGGGGTCGATTACGTCATCAGTGCAATCAACGCTTTCATCAATGCGCTCGACGCGCTCCACATTTCAATACCCTCCATTGCCATCCCCGGCACCAAGCTAGGTACGCCCGCCGTCAATCTCGGCTTCAGTATTCCCAACATTCCCATGCTCGCGGATGGCGGCTTCGTGACGCAGCCGACCTTGGCGCTGATCGGTGAAGCCGGTCCGGAGGCTGTCGTACCGCTCTCCCAAATGGGCGGAGCCGCGGGTGGGGGCCAACAAATTGTGATCAATATTAACGGCGGCATCTTCCCGGCAGACCAGTCCGCGATCAAGCAAATCGGCGACCTGTTGGCGAAATCGATCGTCACCCAGCTCAGAGTAAGGAACTACGCCCCGTAAGATGGCGAATCCCGTGAAGATCCTCGATAACAGCACGGACATTTCAAAATCCGTCGATTGGAAATCGATCGACGCCGTGAGCGTGCTCACGAAGGAAACCGGAACGTTCACCTTCAACGTCCGTCAGGGTGTCGGCCAGACCTATCCCGCGAAAACTATCCCCGCGATCGGCGACACGATCGAGCTCTACGATTCGACCGGACTCATCTGGGGCGGAACCTGTACCGAAGTGGAACCGATCATCTCGGGGCTCATGATCACATGGCAGATCACAGCCACGGATTATGGGTTTTTGCTCGACGGAACTTTGGTGAAAAAGAACTACGCCGGGATGGACCCGGCCGACATCGTCGCCGACATTATCAATACGTTTTGTGCAGGCAAAGGATTTAACCTCGACGGCGTCCAGCGCGGCAACTTCCTCGTCGAGACCATCAAGTTCAATTATCAGCAGCCGTCGAAGGCGCTCCAATCGCTCGCGAAGCTCATCGGCTGGGACTGGTTCATAGGACCCGACAAGACGGTGTATTTCTTCTTGGGCGACGTGGACGACGGCGACGGCGGCGGTGCGGTAGGCGATGGAGGCGTCGCTCCGATCACCGTGGACGCGACCTCCGGCGAAGTCGAGTGGAACTCGCTCGACATCGATCTCCAGATTACGAACATGCAGAACAGCGTGTACGTGATCGGCGGCACTTTGCCCGTCATGTTTACCGCGTCCACAACGAACGACGTGTACCCGACGAACGGGACGGCGAACACCTTCCCGGTCGCTTACGCATATAGCTCAAGCACGATCGTCGTCGAACTGAATGGCACGCCGCAGACGGTCGGCGTGCTGAACCAAGTGACCGACCCCTCCACGGTGCAGGTTCTTTATAGCGACTCCGGACGGTTCATCCAGTTCACCGCCGGCGCTCCGTCAGGCGGCGGCGTCGTGAAGATCTTTGGCACGGCGCAAGTTCCGATCGTTGCTCACGCCTCAAACAATGCGAGCATCGCTCTCTACGGCGAGCGGCAGGGCGTCATCACGGACTCCACGATCACGTCCGTTCCCGAGGCGCAGCTCCGCGCGACGGCGCAAATCCTCCAGTTCGGCCACCCGGTCTACGATGTGAAATTCAACACGCTCATCGCCGGCTGCCAGATCGGGCAAACGATCAAGGTCAATGTCCCGGCCATGGGCATCACGAACTACAACCTCGTGATCAAGCGCATCGAAGCCGTGGGCTATGCTCCCGGCGACGACGGGCTCAATATCAACGGAATGCTCGAATATCAGGTCGAGTGCATCGGGTCGGACAATGTCACCTTCACTGACCTCATGACGACGATCCTTCAGCAGGAGCAGACCCAGACGGACGTCTCGGACGACACGATCACGGAAAATCTCGAATACGCGCCCGAAACACTCGTCCTCGCGGATACAGTGACTGCCACCGGAGCTTCGCGACCCTACGTCTACGGCCCGAGTTCTCCACAAGCGCGCTATGGCTTTTCTTCCTATTCGTAGCGATTAAAACACTCATGAAAGGTAAACCCTGCGAAATTTGCAGAAAGCCATTACGTCTTCGACAAAAACGATTTTGTTCGATTCCTTGTCGCACGCTCGGAATTGCGATTTGGAACAACAATCGCAATTATGGTCCTTCCCCCTTAAGGGGCAGAAAGCTAAGCCCCGAGCACCGTGCTCGCATTAAACAAAGTCTCGCGAATATTCCCAGCTCCATGAAGCGCCCAGAAGTGGTTGCAAAGAAACTCGCCGCCCAAAAGCGGAATTTCGATTTTAAAGGTCGCAAAGAGGAAGCCGCTAAACGCTTCAAACGATTGAAGGCTTATCGCGATTGGAGAGAGGCAGTCTTCAAACGAGATGATTATCGTTGTTTTGACTGTGGTGAGCGAGGAGGGCGCTTAGAGGCACATCACATCTACGCGTTCGCAAAATACCCGCGGCTCCGATTGGTTCTTGAGAACGGCATCACACTTTGTCGCGACTGTCACAAGCAGACCGCAACCTATGGGAATAATCGACAACAACCAGTTCTCCACATAGTAAAAATCGGCGGCGCACCCTATAGTTATTAAAACCCGCACCACCCATGCAATCGTCCGACGGCCTGAAGATCAAAGGCACCATCATCATCCGCTCACACCCGGCGGGGACCATTCATTGCTACGAAACGCTCAAGTCCCTCGGCAAGCTCGATCTTGCCCGACAGCTCCTTGAAGACGGGAAGGAGGAAGTGAGACAGGAGAATCTGATCGTCGATTCACCGAACTACGGTATCGACATCCTCGTGCAGTACCTGATCAGCGGCTATACGGGCACCTTCAATTTCCCGCTTGGAATCGCGTGGGGCGAGATCGGAACGGGCAACACTACGCCCGCGGCCGGCGACACCGCCCTTACAACCCCAACGAACCGCGCGGCCGTCTCCTACGCGGCCGACTTCGGATTGAACACCGCGCAGCTCCAGTTCTTCTTCCCTGATGCGGTGCTTGCAAACGAGACCTACTACGAATGCGGAAGTTTTATCGGCGGAGATTCAAGCATCGGTTCCGGCAATATGTTCAACCACGCGCTGTTCGCTTCCGGCTATTCAAAGTCTGCTGGCGTTGATACGACTTTGGAAATCGATATAGCTATTTCCAACTGACATGAAATCCCGGCCAATCGGCACCGACCAGAACATCTTGGCTTCCCATCACAATGACCGGCGCGACGACGCGCGCGGCGGCGGATTCCTTTTGGCGCATCAGCAGCTCGGCGCGATCGCACTTCCCACCAATCCCGCGAATACCCATACCCTTACGCTTACGATCAATGGCACCGCGATTGTGATCACCTTCGTTTCAGCAATCGGGTCAACCGCGAACAATGTCCTCATCGGCGCGTCCGCCGCAGCGACCGCGCTGAACCTCGTGAACTTCCTAAGGCGTCCCGATCTCACGAGCGCGACGCAAGTTGCGGCCTCTGCAGGAAACCAGACGCTTCTCCAATATTGCGGGTACGCATTGCCGGGCTCGTCCACGAGCATCGTCCCGTTTTCGCTCAACAAGAATGTGAACGGGATCTCGGGCGCCCTTACGAGCTTTACGGCTTCGACCACCGTCACGGGCGGTTCATGGACGGCACAGACGATGCAGCTCTATGTGGAAGACGGGACGTATTACATAGGCGGAACGCGCTATCTTTTTACCGGCGGCTCGACACCGACGGTCACGGCTCCCAGTTCTCATCCGCGCATCGATGTCCTCACGATCAATTCGTCCGGAACGCTCGCGTGGACGACTGGCACGGAATCCACGTCACCTTCCGCTCCCGCCTATCCGACAGGCGTCGTCCCGATTTGCGAGCTCTACAACGTCGTCAGCGAAACCGCGCTCTACGACAATGAGAATCAACAGAGCGGCGAAGGATACATCTACAATGACGTGCGCCCGACAATCTCGAACCCTTACGGGGAATACATTCTTGCGCCGTCCAGTCCGGCTCAGGGCGACCTTCTCTATTTCAACGGATCCTCATGGGTGACCCTCGCGCCCGGCACGAGTGGGTACGTCCTTGAAACCCAAGGATCAGGCGCGAACCCTCAATGGACTATTCCCGTAAGCGGTACGCTAGGCGCCGGCATCTACGACCCAACAAGCGGGAATATCCTCATCGTCGACTGCGGCGCAGCAAACACGACGAGCTCAACATACACGCAGGTTCATCAGTTCACCTGCCCCGCGTCGCTTCCATCCGGGACTTATACCATCATCACGGACGGTTACGTAGCTTCAGGATCGGCGACGGGTGATTTTCTCGTGTACAAGAACGGCATCGCGGTGGGAACAACCCACTCGTCGAGCAGCACGTCCCCAGTTTCATTCACTGACTCACTCTCGCTCGCAGCCGGCGATGAGGTCCAGCTCTACATCAAGAATACCGGCGGCGGATACAACGTTTCGGTGACGCATTTCGGCGTTGCGGGCATTTACATCCCGACTCCTTATGCATTCACCGTAAATTCCTAATTCCATGCCGCCGCGACGTACATCATCTTCAAAGCAATTACCACATCAGACCGACTTCGAGCTCGCCCAGCAGATCGCGGAACTTCGCGGGATCACGATCAAAGGATTCGAGGCGGTCAACAATCACCTCGCCACCCTCAACGGCCGCGTGGGAAAGCACGACGACCTTTTCGGGAAGATACTCGGCGACGAGAAATTCCAAGCGGGAACGCGTCAGGGCTTCAGCGTATCCGCGAAAGTGTTCCTTGCGATTATCACGATCACGATCGGCATCCTCGCCATCATCTTCGGGCCGCACTGATTATCCACACTTGCGGAAATCCGCCAATCACTCACACTGAACATCAATGGAACCCTTCCGCTTCAAGAAATTAGGAGCGATCCCCTACACAAGAACGGGTGAAGAACTTGTCGCCGCGGCTGCCCCTGCTGTCCCGCCGGCAACCTACGAAGATCCCGCATTCTTCACGGCGCCCATCCTTATGCAGAGCCAGTCTCCTGAGTGCGGAGGATACTCGCTCGCCTTTGCACTTGCGTATCTCTTGAGCCTCAACGAAAAGCTCTCCGGAAGCTTTTCGTACGCCTATGAGAAGACCGTGGACGGCGTTCCAAACGAGGCAGGGACGTTCATTACCGCGATCGGGAAGGCAGCCCAGAACGCCGGCTCGTGCCTCGATACGCTCTTTCCTGATGACGGGAATACGACAACCGATCCGGACGGCAACGCGACCCCGTACTCGGAAGCCACGCCGCAGGCGATCCAAGACGCGCTCGCCCGGGCCGGATGGATTCCGCTCATGCTCACCGACCTCTCATGGAGCGGCCTACAGTCCGCGATCGTGAAATACAAGACCGTGATCGTGGAAGCCCAAGTCGGCGAGGAATGGTACACCGCCCCGGACGGAACGACCTCGTGGGCCGCAGCCAAAGTGCTCCCGATCCGGCCGCCGAAGGAAGTCATCGACGCGCACTTCTTCGCGATCGGCGGAAGGTACGACCAGACGAACATCTGGTTCGCGAACTCGTGGAGCACCGAGTGGGGCGAGAGCGGGTTCGGGTACTTCCAAGAGAACTACATTCCGTTCGTGAAAAACGCGATCGTGCTCTATAAGATGCCGCCTTCGGTGCAGGCCGTCGTGAACCATCCGACGCTTACGCAGCCCGAGAAGAATTCGATCATCCAGCAGATCATCAACGACATTGAGCAAGCTGCGGGCCTCATTCAAAAAGAGGTCGGGCAGCTTTAAGGTCAAAGGTCGAAACCTTTCCATTCACAACAATGAAACTTTCAAAGACCACATGGACGCTCATCGCGACGTGCGTCGTCCTTGCCGGTAACGCGATTCTGAACGTCGTACCCCAGAATGTGTCCGCAGTCCTTGGCACTATCCTCTCTGTCGTTTCTATCGTGTTCCACGTGAACGACGTGAACACCGCCGTCGCATCGGCGAAAGCGCCCAACCCTCCGGCAGCGCAGCAATAAGACGCGGGACGAGCGTCCCGTGCTGGTGAGGTGCCGCTTTCGACCCGGCACCGATCCAGCGCAGGGCGCTTACGTCCGCACTTGAAAGTCCTTGGGATGTTTTGAACTTCCAGCGCTATCAGGAAGCGTTCCTCGGTCTGGGAAGACCCGGCGCGCGCGATGGACATTTCTTGATAGCGCTGGGCGTTTGAAAAAGGAATTCTCCTCGACAGGATTCCCCTGCTAAACGGCACAAGCGCCCTTCTAGCCCTTTCACAACAAGGAGAATTCAATGGACCAGCTCATCGCCCATGCGGGAGCCAGTAAACTCTCGCGCGATCAACTTGTCACCATCCTTCCGCCGGAAGCGACGGACACCTTCAAACCAATCAAACATGCCGATCTCGTGGACGAAGTCCATGAGGCATTGGCCCGGCGCCAGCTCTCCATCGTCCGGGACGAATACGCGGTCTCGGAAGACGGCATGAAGCTCTTCGGCGTGCTTGATCTCGCGACCTCAACGCAGGACTTCCGGTTCTCGATCGGCATCAGGAACGCGAACGACAAGTCCATGCGGTTCGGCATGGTCTCGGGCATCCGGGTATTCGTGTGCGACAACATGGCCTTCAACGGCGAGTTCTTCGCCATTCAGGCCAAGCACACGAAGAAGCTCTTAATCATGGACTCGATCGCCTTGGGCATCGACCGCATCCAGCGGAATTTTAAGCCTCTCACCGAACAGGTGGAGCGCTGGAAAGCGGATCAGCTTACGGACGACCGGGCGAAGGCGATCATCTACGACGCTTTCATCGCCGGCAAACTCGAAGCCCCGAAGCACCTTGCGAAGCTCGTGGATCTTGCGTATTTCAAGCCGCAGTATCCCGACTTCGAGCCGCGGAACGTGTGGTCGCTCCAGAACGCCTTCACGTCCGCGTTCAAGGTTCTCGAACCGCTGCCCCAGTTCCGGGCGACGGCCAATCTCGGCGAGTTCTTCGCCGGGGTGAACTGAGGGCCGCCATGATCCCAGACACCGACCTTCACACGCTGAAATCGCTCTCCCGCGCCGTACGGGGAGGCACCTTGGACGCGCTCCGGCTTGCCGAACGCGCCTATGCGATGGGATCAATGGCATGCCATCTCGCCATGAGGTGTGCCATGCCCGATCCCGACACCCTGAACCTGTCGGCGCTCGAACGGATCGCCTTCACGAAGGCGACGGAGAAGACCGGCAGCGTCGTCGGAGCCGCCCGCCTCTTGGGCATCAGCAGGACGGGCGCTTATCGGAAAGCAAAGCAGTACGGCATCGCGCAAAAAAGCGTCACATGCCCGAACTGCCACGCGCCGATCACGGGGAGCGCGCCATGCCTCGATCAACCAGCGGCCTGACGCGCCATCACCGGAAGCCCCGCTCGCTCGGAGGTACGGCCGAGAAGAACAACATCTCGCGCCTGCCTCCGAAGAAGCATGAAGCTTGGCACGTTTTGTTTTCCAATTTCCCCGCAGAGAAGATCGCGGAGGAGATCAACCGGCATAACCTCGACCCCGACTATCAGCTCATCGTGGTCAGAAAATGAGGACGCATGGTCATCGGCCGCACAGTCATTTGCGACTACTGCTATGAATCGTGTCTGCCCGATGACTTCACGACCGTTCATCTCGAAAAGTCTGGGCAGCCCTTTGAATTCACCTTCCACAACACCATCGAAAAGCCGTGTCTCAAAGCCAAAATCGACGAGCTACGGCAAAAGTTCCCGATCCCAATCTTTTCAGATCCCCCCGACGCTTGA